TCTAATGTAGCACTTTTAAAAATATCTTATAGTAATGACAAAATGATAAAGAGAAATATGACAAGACATATCTTAATAAATCTTTGCTCAAAATCAACCAGCCATTCAGCTGCCGATTTTACTTGCTTCATATAAAACTGGGTATAGGGTAAAAACTTAATTCTATACCCTATTATTTTTTTCTCTTTATCCACCAACCCTTAAAATTGCTTGAATGTCTGCATTATTAAAATTAGCTTTAAACTAAAGATCTGAGGTTTCAATTACCATTTGGTAATCCAAGACAATGTAATATTTATTTGTAATTGTTTTAGTATTTACTTAACTGTTAGATAACTTTCAATTTTATAAATTACTATACACATTAAAAATAAAATCATTAAAAGTACTAATACTAATGACAGTCAAACACCAAAGTACCTTTTCCTCACTTTATCATTTTTCAACCATTCTGCCATATATTAAGTATCTATAATCAATACCCTAAATTTATACATACACCTAATATGTTTACATAAAAATAGGCAAGTACCGAAGTACCTGCCTGTTATGCACATTTAAATCTTGAGAGAAATGTTAAAAAGTTCTAGTAAAATAATAGCACATTTTATCTTTAAATGTAAATAGAAAGCAGGTGTGTAATGCACCTGCTTAAATAGACATGACTATGTCATTTCAACTGATTTCTCCCCATTAGTCGCCTAGTACCTGACTAGTTGGGGCAGAACCATTCCATGTTCTAATAGGCAAGTAATAACGTTGCCCCTCCCGTTTATATAATACCCATAAATAATACTTATATAACTAATTTATGTAATTTTACAAGGCTCAAAATTGAGTTCTGCAGTTAAATTCATAAACATTTAGTATGGCATTTTAGTTTCGCCGTTTGATGTTATGTGTTCTTTGGTGCATTCTGGTTCAAAAAGAGTTGCTTATTAGTATAAAATACTTGCGCCCATATATTCCAATGGTAGGACATTTAATTCTGGATTTTCAGCTATTTTCATAAATCTATTATCTGATAATTTGCTTAATCCAATTTTCAAGCCATAGCCTAAATTCCCCATGCGCTAAGTCATTTTCTTTCACGTGTTTCAACCTTCGACCAATCTCGAAAATCGATTGACCAGCGATGTTTGAAGTCATATTTCACGATGTCATAATTACAGTTAAAGCATATTTGTGCATGGTTCCCATTCTTCAATGCAACATAGGGTGCTTCTCAGCGTAAAAAACGCCACTTAAAGTGACGTTTAAGATGAGATATTTAACTTGTCCGTGTGCTATCGATTTGTAATCTGATAAAAATTCATTTATTTGAACTTTTACTATCTTCAGAACGAAACTTTGCGATAATAGGATTAACTATCCATCTTAAAAGAACTAACCAAATCGGACTTGATAATAAGAGTAATGGCAAAATTTCAACTTGATTTTCTTCATTTTTAAACACATTATTAATGGTAAAATCACTATATTTGTAAAGTCTTAAAGCAAAACCTACTAATAAAACATATAAATATATGCACGAAGAATAAAATATAGTTGGATGACGTTTTCCAAAACTACAATTACATTTACCTATCTCACAATTGCAACTTCTCAATGGCATATTAGTAAGCTTACTAATTGCGTTAAAGCATAAAAAGATTATTAAAGTAACGCCTAACATGACTAGAGATGAAAAAATTAAAAGTTTAGGTATTGGTGTTGTATTTAAATTTTTACCAATCAATTGTATTTCTTGAAACCCTCCAAACACCCCAAAAATAATTGAAGCAAAAATACCTAATATTGCTACAAATTCTGTATAAATTTTATTTTTAATCCCGTCAATTTCTTTGAGCTTATTGTAAGATTCATTAATTTTTCTATCCGCATTTTCCATTTTCTTATTAAAACTAACTATTACACATTTCATACTATATAATTCATTATGTTGCTCGTTGTATAAAGATTGTTTTTGATTTATAGCCAAGTCCAAATGTTCAATAGATTTTTTTACTACTTTGTATTGATTTGCTAAATCTCCTTCTTCATGTATATATTCTTCGTTAACATTCTTTTCAAAATGTTCATTTAATGCTTCTCTCAAGAATGTTCCTATTTCACTTAGTTGACCATTGTTATCTTCAAAATTAAAAGTCATTGCGGTAATAGACGAATATGATAACATTGAAGGTTCTAAACCTTTACTTTTTTCAATTAATTTATCTATGAATTCAAGTCTTTGTCTATTTAGCTCATCTATCTCCAATTCACAAAAGATTTTAATTATATCATTTAACGCTTTGTTAAACTCTTGACTATTAGGATTTAAGTAAAGAGTTTTAAATTCCTCTTTTTTCACTATGCTGCCTCACTAATTAAATCTTCAAATTGATAGGGAATATTACTTCTACCATATTCAATTTTATCTTCATTTTTTTTCCATATCAAAGATTGATGACTTTTTTCCACTAAATCAAAAGGATTTTGTTCTAACATTTCAATAATACTTTCATTAAGCATGTTAAATCGAGAATCTGTTTCCCCTCTTTCAAGAATAGGAGTACTACCATAAGTACGAAATTTCTCGTATACTCCCTCTATCACAGGGCCATATCTCCATACTAAAAATTGTGTTGATTCATCGTACATTTCTCTTAGTGTCTCTTCCTCAACATCATCATTATTTATCAAATTGAGAAAAGTAAAATATAAAATTTTCTGTAACTGTAAATTTGTAATATTCATATCATTACTATCTGCTACTGCTAATATATGATTAACTAAATTCCACATAATATTCACCTCTATTCACGTATACAAAAAATAACAGCGCCTTTACGCTGTTACTGTGTACATGATTTCTTTATATCATACACAAAAAAACAGCATGTAACTTTCTGTGTATTCGCCAAGATGTGTTGCTTATATGCAACTCTTATTTATAATATAATACATTTCAACATTTTTTACTATACATTCACTCAAATTTGTCAACTTAATCTGAAATTGTTGACTTATAATGATTATTAAATACTACCTTGCTATCATTATTAATATTGTAATTACTCTTTTCGTATTGGTTCAGCTGAACTAAACATTTTACTTTGCTTCAGATTTGATAGTTGTTTTTCTCTAGCCTTTTCTTGAATATCTCCAGTTAAATCTTTGACGTAAAGAATTTAAATAAAATAAACCACCACCTATTTGAAGGTAATGGTTTCACATTAATCCTCTAACGGAATATCATCCACAATCACAGTATGATTAGGATTAGCGTTAGATACATCTTTTACGGTTTTGTCTAGTTCCTCATCATCTCCGTCCCATTCACCAATATTAATGAATATAGGCACATTCCCGTTAATATCATGCTTATCTGTAAATAACTTATGGTATTTCCCCAACATATCACGAGCTTTTAAACGATCACTTGGCTTAATTGGTACCTCTATCAGTTCAACATGTTCATTATAGACTAATTGTACTTTGCCACTTTGTGGATTCTCTTTATATTCTCCACGCTTTACTACAACTTCTTTCGTTTCTGTTTCATCACCGACTGCCGCATTTGTAAGCACATGTAGTAACTCTTTTGCGGTTAATACATTCTCATCTATAATCTTATCTTTTTGTTCTTGTATATATTGCTTGATGTGTGGCTTCTTCAATAACCTACACCCTGTCACATGTGCACTATTTGCGCTATAACCTGCTTTTATGGCACTTTGTGTTACATTAAGCGTTCTTATATACTCATTCACAAAACGCGCTTGTTTTGCCGTTAACTCACTCATTCTATAACCTCCACAATTTTATCTAATAAGGTTTCATACCATAATCTTACAGATTGTTCTGAACACTCTAAGACATTGCTAATATCTTTAAAACTACGTCCTTGTATTAAAGAATCGAAAATATAAAACTCTTTATCATTAGCTACTTGGTCAACAATCATTTCTAAGTGATTCTTTACAATATGATCATCAATGTTATCGTCTGCCATCCATTCATTAGAATTTTCATCACCTATTGAAAAGAATTCATCAGTATTTATATCATCATCTATTAATACATCACTTCTAGTTCGCTCATGATAATCACAAACGAAGCCTTTTATTTGCTGTTTATCCATTGTTACACCACTTTTACATGTGAAGATTGGTGATAAGCATTTACTCGTGCAATCTTGCTATTTTCAATTGCTATATTTCTTTGTTTTTGACGTTCTGAACGTTGTTTAATACTTGCTTGATACAAATCAACCTGTAAGCGTTCAATGACATTGTAGGGCTTATATCGTCCATTTGAACGCATATATTTTACAACTTGCTTCTGCTCTTTTTCTGTATAATGATTTAGTACTGTTTTCAACAACACCATATTACTTATAGATCGATTTTTATAGTTTTGTAATCTTGCCTTTGTTTCAATAATTTTGATAACTAATTTTTCAATCGGATATGAGACAGACACGACCCCCATTATTTCATCACATGTTGTGGTCGACGCACTCAGATGGTACATACTTTCAATTTGGAATTCACACATCTTAATTTTTTTATTAAT